AGGGCCTCGCGGCTCTCCACGGTCTCTGACCTAACCCGAACACCGACCCGACGCCGACCGGCGCTCGGGCCACAGCCATGCCCGAGGAGGGCCACCATGAGTTCGTTCATTGAGCGGGCACAGGAGCGGCGTGCCGCTGCCTGGAACCGCATGACCGAGATCACCGACCGCGCCGAGCGCGACGGCCGGGACCTCACCGCCGAGGAGCGGTCGTCTTGGGACGCCGCCGAGAAGGATCTGACGGAGGCCACCCAGGACAAGGAGCGGGCCGAGCGTCAGGCCGTTCTGGAGTCCGAGGCCCGCAACGTCCCCAACGCGCCCCGGGTCGCCCCGGAGCACATGCCGCAGGAGAACCGCGAGGTTGCTCCCGGCGAGCAGGAGAAGCGGCTCGAGGATGCGTTCCGCGGCTTCATGAAGCGTGGCCTGGACAAGCTCCCCGAGGAGCAGCGGGCGATGGTGGCAGCCCGGTACGAGGAGCGCGCGGAAGGTGTCGCAACTGGCTCCGCTGGTGGCTACCTGGTGCCGCAGGGCTTCTGGGACAACCTCGTCATCGCCATGAAGTCCTACGGCGGGCTGCTCAACGAGGTCGGCACGATCACTACGGCGACCGGTAACCCGCTGCCGTGGCCCGGGTCGGATGACACCGCCAACGTCGGCGCCATCCTGGGTGAGAACACGCAGGTCACGCAGCAGGACATCGCGTTCACCACGCAGACGCTGAACGCCTGGACCTACACCTCCAAGGAGGTTCTGGTCAGCCTCCAGCTGATGCAGGACGCGGCGTTCAACGTCGACGAGTTCGTCATCGGCCGTCTCGGCGAGCGCATTCACCGCATCCAGGCGCAGCACATCGTCTCCGGTACTGGCACCGGCCAGCCGCAGGGCATCGTCACCGGCACCACGAACACGCTGGTGCAGGCAGCCGGCGCGACCACCACCCTGGGCACTGGGACGACCGGCTACGACACCCTGGTCACCCTGGTTCACCAGGTGGACCCGGCCTACCGGCAGCTCGCCGACACCAAGTTCGTGGCGCACGACAGCTTCATCGCCGCCGCGCGCAAGGTCAAGGACGCGCAGGGCCGGCCACTGTGGCAGCCCGACTACCTGGGTGGCGGGGACCGTGACGTGATCCTCGGCTACCCGGTGGTCATCGACCAGTCCCTCGCCGCGATGGGCGCGTCGAGCACGTCGGCGCTGTTCGGCAACTTCAAGCGCGGCTACATCTGGCGCAACGTGCTGGGCCTCCAGATGCTGCGCCTCACTGAGCGTTACGCCGACTTCCTCCAGGTCGGCTTCCTGGGCTTCATGCGTGGCGACGGTCGGGTCAACGACCAGCGCGCGATCGCCGCCCTCGTCCAGTCCGCCACCTGATCCGGAAGGAAACGAACATGGCAGAGAACAAGGCCGCCAAGGCCGAGGACAACCAGTCGGTGGGGGTGCGGGACCGGGTCGTCATGGCCTCCCGTCTCGCCGATGGTGTCACCCCGGCGCAGACGTCGGATTTCGAGTTCATCGGCGACAAGGACGCGGCGAAGGCCGGTGCCCGTCACCAGCACGTCTCGGCTGCGCTCGCCGAGCTCGAGCCGGTGACCTCCGATGGTCCGTTCCCCTCGAAGGAGGAGCGGGAGGCGGTCATCGCCCCCGCGGAGAAGCGCGCTGACGCCGAGGTGGACAAGTTCCACCGCGGCCTCGGTGACGACGCGGCCTGAGTGCCCCGTCTTCGCGTCCTGACCACCTGCCCCGGCACCGACTGGTTGCCGGGGCAGGTGGTCGACGCCACCGCCGAGCAGGCGCAGCAGTTGCTGGCCGAGCAGCGCGTGGAACTCGTCCGATCCCGACCGATTGAGCAGGCGACGGAGGTCCGGTGAATCAAGGCGCGCTCATCACCGTCGACGATGCTCACCGCTTCCTGCGGCTGACGACGACGAAGGACGACGACAAGCTGGTCGACTTCATCGACGCGGCTTCCAACGTCGCCCAGTTCTACTGCGGTGATCTGCTGCCGCAGACCTACACCGAGGTTCACGACGGCGGCGACAGTGCCATCTACGTGCGACACACGCCTCTCGCCTCGGTGACCTCCCTGACTGAGTACATCGGGTCGATCACCTACACGCTGACGAATCAGCCGCTCGGGCAGTCCGTCAGTGCCTGGGGTTACACGATCGATGACGCTGAAGCCGGCCGGATCGTTCGGCGTACCGCGTCGGGGCTTGTGTGGCGGTTCGTGCCGGGCGTGGGGAACGTGACGGTGACCTACACCTCCGGGGTTGCGACGATCCCAGCTCAGGTTCTTATGGGTGTCGAGTTCATCGTCCGGCACCTGTGGGACACGCAGCGTGGGGCGATGCCGCTGCCCAACCAGTCGGCGGACACCACCTCGCAGGTGCCGGGTGTCGGGTATGCGATCCCCGATCGGGCGATCGAGATGTTCGAGACGGTGCCGCGGATGCCGGTGTTCGGCTGATGGCTACGCAGTGGCCGCACGTCAAGGCGTGGCTGGTTGCGACGGTCCCGACGCTGCCGGGCTTGTCTGACGTTCTGGTGTCGTCGGGTGAGCCCACCTGGGGGGACACTCCAGCCCGGTATGTAACCGTCGGTTTCGTCACTGACGATCACGGCGGCCAGTACCAGCAGGTGCAGACCGATGACGGCACCGTGTGGGAGGAGAGCGGGGAGATCCGCTCCCAGATCATCGCCGGTTCCGGCGACACCGACCCGATCGGCAACGAGATCGCCGCGTTCGCCATCGCGGATGCCCTCGACGCCGCTATCCGTGCTGACCGCACCCTCGGCGGCACCCTCTCGCGGGAGGGGACTTCCGCGTCTGCGGTGACGGTGCTCTCCGTCGCTAACAGCGATGGCACGGCCACCGCTCTCGTCCACTCCCTGCACTACACCACCGTCACCTAGAAGGAGCCCGTCATGGCAAGCAAGTCCCCTGAGCAGGTCCGCGCTGAGGCTGAGATCGCCGAGTACTCCACGTATCGGGCGGTGCTGCCGATCGTGTTCGACGGCGCCCTCGTCCACGTTCCGGGCCACGCGGTGCCGGCGTCGAACGTGGAGCGCCACGGCTGGCTGGAGCAGGGCCTCGTGGAGAAGATCACGGGCGACGAGAAGCAGGTCGCCGTCGACAAGGCCACCGCGATCAAGGCCACGTCCGCGCCTGCCGCGGAGTAGTTCCCCCTCGCACCACCCGCCCGTAAGTCCAGCCCGTACCGGTCCCGGTGCGGGTTTTTTGCTGCCCTGAATCTGAGAGAGGCCACCGCAATGGCTGTCACCCTGCCCGCTGCAATCCTGCTGCCCGACGCCGGCGCGATCCTCTGGGCTCCCGGCGCCTCTGCACTGCCCGCGAACACCGTCGTCGGCGGCGTGTTCACCGATGCGTGGCCCGTGGCGTGGGTGCCGCTGGGTCGCACCAACTCCGGTCTGAAGATCGACGACAACGCCACGACGGCGGACATCGAGTCGGCTGAGGACTACTACCCGCTGGCGACCCGCACCACGAAGCGTGTCGGTCAGGTCAGCTTCAACCTGTTCAACAACACGGCCACCAACCTGTCGCGGGCGCTCAACGGCGCGGTCACCGTCGTGACCGGAAGCACGACCACGACGCTGACCCAGGTGGATGCGCCGAACCCGGTCAACGAGACCCCGTGCATGATCGGCTGGGAGTCGCTGGACGGGACGGTGCGCTACGTGGCCCGTCAGGTCCGCAACGCCGGCAACCTGTCGATGCAGATGGGTAAGGCCCCCAACTCGGCCATGATCATGTGGACGGCGAACCTGGAGAAGCCTGCTTCTGCGCAGCCGTACTCCTTCTTCTACGCGGGTGTGAACCGCGCATGAGCGTCTTCACCTACTTCGACGAGGAGTTCGCTTTCTCCCCGGAGGTGGATCCGTTCGCCATCACCGAGTTCGCGGAGGCGATGGACGACGACGTCGACTCGGAGGGGCTGCGGGGGATCGCGGTCGCGTGGCGGCTGGCCCTGTCCTGTGTCGCGGAGGATGACCGTAAGCGGTTCCGGTCGGTGTCGCGGAAGAACAAGGCGAAGGCGATCGACTACCTGGCCGTGTTCCGTGACTGGACTGCCGAGGTGACGGAGCGCCCTACTGGGTCGCCCACCGACTCATCGGATGGGCGCGCGCTCACGGTAGTGAGCTCCGAGTCGCAGCCCGAGCCCGAGGCTTCTACGCCTCCGGTGCGGGGGGACATGCTGCTCGCCGTTTCCCGTTCGGCCTGACCCTGCCGGACCTGTGCGATCTGGCGCATGTGTTGCTGCTCGAGCAGGTGGAGCGGCAGGCGGTGGCGGATCGGCAGGCCGAGTTGGCGGTTGCGATCGCCGAGCGGTGGGAGGAC